TGTATAATCATGTGATTCCAACTTATCAAGTAAACTTTTATTTTTTTGTTGAATTATTAATTGTTGAATAGAAATTTCAGGTTCTCTTGTATAATCTGGGCGAAAATCTTCACCCGTATTTTTTACAATATTATGTGCTTTTTGGCTAGCGAGTAAATAAATCATATCTGGGGGTAAACTTGGCGGAGTATCTGGTAATGGTATTGCCGAAAAACTCTCATTATTTGGTTTTCTTGGAGGAATAGGAGGGTCTTTGAAAATTGAATAGCTCAAAAGGTAAAACAGAAATTTAAGAAACATTGGGGATGGATATAATAGAGTATAAATATATTTATTTTATTCAATTTTGTTCAATTTTTTAATTATTTAGAAACTATTTTTATAAACATATGTGTAAATAAGTCAATAAAAAATCTGTGTATTTTTTAAGTATACTATTCATTCATATGTCTTTACTGTCAAATGCAATGCCATGGACGAATGATGACCCATCTCAAAAAAAAAGAGTGCCAACGATGAGGAAAACCATTAAAGCAAAACCATATGCAAAAGATAATACGGATTCTTCGCCAGACTCTTACATGCCAAGTGAATCGGCAACATTATATAGTGTACCTACCGCAGAAGATATACAAAAATCAAATGAAGACCGTAATACGCGTGTGAATGAATTGATTAATCAAATGAGTTCAATCAATGAAAACAATGACGGGGCTAAATTAGCCGATTTTAGACCTCCGCCTTATGCTGCAAATAATAAAAATGGAGAAGAAAAACCTGCATTTATGCATTGGCAACCAAAATCAGAGGATGAAATAGAAACACCTGAAAACGAATTGCAACAACCAGTGCCAAAGATTCAGGCGCATAATGATTTAGTGTATGGCCCTTCTTATACAAATACGAAATTTGGTAATTATCATATGAGTTATGATCCGAGTCAAATTGTATATGCTGCCGCGGCTGCTGCGACAAAACACAATAAAGTGCCAACAGATGATTCTAGATTGATGGAGAAAATCAATTATATGATTCGGTTATTGGAGAACCAAGCGGTAGAGAAAACGGCGAATATTACCGAGGAATTTATTTTGTATACATTTTTAGGTGTTTTCATGATTTTTGTATTGGATTCATTTGTACGTGTTGGCAAATATGTGCGATGAATATGGACATGTTTCTTATATTTTATATGGAATATATAAGAAATGGTTATGAAAACTAGAAAGAGAAATTATAAAAAGAGAACCTTGAAAAAAAGAAAATTCGTTGGAGGAGGAAAATTTATTGGAGGAAAATTCACAAAAGGAATTCATTGTATAAAATCAAAAGATAGTGCAACGTATTTATCCTACATTAAATTAGTAAAATTAACCGATATATTGAAAACATCTATGTATGACTTTGAAATAAAAAAATCACCAGAAGGTAATGTATGCGACCTATATTTTTGGTTGCAAAACGGAAATGTACATATTCATGTATATTCTGTAAAAGGAAATATAGTAGAATACAGTGTGAAGTATGAGGATGGCACACATTTACATCATCAATCTGTATCTTTAGAATTAGAAAGTGATTATGATTATAGAAAAGCTTTAGATACTATGTGTCAACATATAAATCCTTCGCATAGTTCATTCAATAAGATGAATGAACAAACTCCACAACGAGTTATTTCATCAGAATTAGAACCTATACAAAGTAGTTATAAACAATCGCGTCCACCACCAAGTGGTCTAAGATCAGATATCTTTGGCAAAACACCAAAAAAATTAGGTCCAACTGAATTTAAGGATACTGTAGGTTCATTATTTGCCACAGAGTAAATGGTGTAAAGATGCAAAGGTGTAAAAATTGAACAATATCAAGTTCTTATTTTCAATATATATTCTCTATTTATTGAAAAATGCCAAAAGTCTGTACTGAAACTTACCCATCCGACTCCGAATACAACGACATATTTAATACATATCCATACAGTTTGAGTGATTTCCAAAAATACGCAATTGAAGCCATTGTAGAAGGTCATCATGTTCTCTCTTGTGCGCACACCGGTTCTGGAAAAACCCTCGCCGCCGAATTTGCCATTCAACATTTCACAAGTCTAGGCAAAAAAGTCATTTATACTTCGCCGATTAAAGCCCTTTCCAATCAAAAATATTACGAATTCACAAAAAAATACCCCAATATTACATTCGGTCTTATGACCGGCGATATTAAGACAAATCCGTGTGCCGACGTCATCATTATGACCACAGAAATCTTGATGAATCGTTTGTTTACTAGACAAAATGCAGAGACTATGCCAACAGAAACATTGGATTTTCAAATGAATTTGGAAACCGAATTGGCATGTGTCGTCTTTGACGAAGTCCATTATATTAATGACCAAGACCGCGGTCATGTTTGGGAACAAACTATCATGATGCTCCCGCCTCATGTGCAAATGGTCATGTTATCTGCGACCATAGATAATCCTGTTGGTTTTGCCGAATGGTGTGAATCTTGCCAGTCTTTCACTTCTACTACCTGCAAAAAACAAGTGTATTTGGCATATACCGACCAACGCGTAGTACCTCTTACACATTACGTGTATTTTGCAACAACAGAAGAACCTTTTAAAAAGATCAGAGACAAAGAGCAACAGCAAATCATTCGCGATTCAACGAATCAATTGATGACGATTTTGTCGTCCAGTGGCAAATTTAATGAACATGCGTATCATAAAATGAAGAAAATGGCGAATCTCTTTGACAAAGAACGATTTTATATGAAACGCAAATTTGTGCTCAATCATTTGGCCGAACATTTGCGCGACAATGAAATGCTACCTGCAATTGCCTTCGTATTTTCTAGAAAACATGTGGAACAATGTGCCAAAGAAATCACGGCAAATGTACAGGAATTTGACACTAAAGTGCCGTATACTATGCGTCACGAATGCGAACAAATTGTGCGCAAGTTTCCGAATTTCCGCGAATATTTGGAATTGCCCGAATTCAATGAATTAGTAGCCCTTCTAGAAAAGGGAATAGGTATTCATCATTCTGGAATGATTCCTGTATTGCGCGAAATTGTTGAAATCATGATTTCCAAAAAACACGTGAAACTTCTGTTTGCCACAGAATCGTTTGCAATCGGCTTAGATTGTCCTATTCGCACAGCCATATTCACAAGCTTGCAAAAATTCACATCGGAAGGACTCCGATATTTACATGCACATGAGTATACACAGATGGCGGGTCGTGCGGGTCGCCGTGGAATTGATACTGTTGGTCATGTCATACATTTGAATAATTTGTTTCGCGAACAACCGGATATAGAATCTTATAAAACTGTACTTGGCGGAAAACCCCAACAGCTTGTCTCAAAATTCCACGTGACGTATCAAATGGTTCTCAATCTAATAAAAAATGAGCAAAATACTGCGGAAAAAATGGCCGAATATGCCAACAGTACAATGTGGGCAAAATCGTTAGACGCGCAAATTGTAGCGACAGAGTTGACAATCAAAGAAAAAATGGATGTATTACAAAAAAAGCAGCAAAAAATAGAAGAACTGCGTTCCACGACTACATTTGTTCCCGGCGATGTTTGCGAGAAATACAATGAATGGAGCAAACATTTCAGTATGTATTCGCAAAAGAAACGTAAAGAAATAGAGCGTGAAATGGCGTCACTCAAAAATCAATATCGTGATCTGTTGGCATATTGTGAAAAATACAAGGAATTGGCTGAATTGGAGAAAGAATTGAAACAAGAACAATCGTATTTTGAATATTTGAAAGAAACAATTGTATATCAAATCGGCGCAATATGCGATATATTGGCCAATGATTTTCATTTGATATGCAAAAGCGACGATGAATATGCATTAACAGAACTAGGACGGGTTGCCGCAAATATGGCGGAAATACATCCGGTAATAGGCGCAAATGTCTATCAATATACGAATGCGTTTGAATCATGGACTGCTGCCGATTTTATTATGTACTTGAGTTGTTTTACACAAATAAAAGTAGACGAAGAATTTCGCAGAATGGCAGTTCCGGATACAATAGATCGCGAATTACGCGATATTATGAAATGGACGCAAAATAAAATAGAAGAATTGGAAGATATGGAAACAAAAAGACAAATATATACTGGAATCTGTTATAAAGATATGATGACATTTGATCTAGTAGAAGAAATATCGCAATGGACGCGATGTGAAACAGAACAACAATGCAAATATTTTATACAGACTGTGTTGGCAGATAGAGGAATTAGTGTTGGCGATTTCACGAAAGCTGTTCTTAAAATAGCGACAATAGCAAGAGAATGGGAAACTGTTTTTTGTAAAGATACATCTGTTTTATATGAATTATCGCAAATAGAAAGCATGATTTTAAAATATATTACAACATGCCAAAGTTTGTATGTATAATATTATATAATGAGTACTAAATGTTATACAAAAGAACAGTTAGTCAAAGTCAGTGGTATGCCTGATACTACTCTAAATGGACAAATTTTTCCATTAGCTAATGGAAATTATCAAAAATATAAAATGGATCATAATAATGAGCGTAAACTTTTTTATTTATTACAAACAATAAATGGAGATGGTTTAGAAATTAACAAAGATTATTTAGTAGAATTAACAGAAAATGAATTAGAATTATTTAATATTATTAAAGCACGTAATTTTAAACGTGCAGAAATAGAAAACGCAGAAAGAGAGAGAGAGAGAGAGTGCGCAAAGAAGAAGAAAGAAAAGAATACTTTAAACAATCACCATTTAGAAGAAGTACATTTTCAACACTAAGAAGAGACCAACAACCTGCAAGAGAACAAACACACCAACAAGAAGAACAAAGACGCCAACAAGAAGAAACTGAAAGAAGATATCGTGAAGCTCAAAGAATATATCGTGAAGAACAAGATGAAGCTCAAAGAAGATATCATGAACAGCAAAAGCAACAGGAAGCGGAAGCTCAAAGAAGATATCGTGAAGAACAATATGAAGCTCAACGAAGATATCGTGAAGAACAATATGAAGCTCAAAGAAGATATCATGAACAGCAAAAGCAACAGGAAGCGGAAGCTCAAA